GGAAAAATTGCTATGGCAAATGTTTGGAAAAAATATGTATCAAAAGAAAAAGATTTAATTGAGCTGCGTAGGTTATGTTGCATAGATAATACACCCAAGAATACTGAAAGTTATTTTATAGGTTTTACTTTGCGTTGGTTAAAAAGAAACACAGATTACACTAAAGTTATAAGTTATGCTGATGAGACTTATAATCATCAAGGTATTATTTATAAAGCTAGTAATTTTAAACATCAAGGTATGACTAATAAAGGTAAAGTTATTGTTTACAATAATAAATTATACCACGATAAAACTATTAGAACTAAGTATAATGGTAAGATAAAACCATACGCACAAAGAATAAAAACTGCATTAGATAATGGACAAGCATATTACAAAGACACACTTGGCAAACATATTTACATTTATGAATTGAGGAAACATGGCTAGATATAATTACTTTGGAAGAGGTGATGAATATTCTGAATGGCATAGAAATATACAAGATGATAGTCTTGGTTATATAGATTTAGATGTTGTTGAGTTTCATAAGACTTGCGGTTGCATATTGTTTGTCGCTGAGACCTGTAGATTTAAAGGTAGCTATTACAAAAACACCACACTCACACGCAAGATAGCTCAAGGTCTTAAATGCAGGGGTTATCTTATCTTTTATATGCCTATTGCTAAGCCACAGAGCCACGCAGACGAGCATCTTTGGTATGATCCCTATATGAGCTTCAAAATTGCAAGGATAGACCATTTAAGCTCTAATTCTGGCTATCAGTTTAAAGATTTTACTGCTGAAGAATGGATAAAACATTTACAAGACATAAGAAAGGATCATATTTGTGTTAAAAACTAGAGGTTTTTTACATTTAACTTATAAATTATATCATCATTTAGACAAATTAGGCGAAAGAAAGGCGACTTGTCTATGTGTTTATCTTGGTTTGCTTAAATATGCTTGGAAGAAAAACAATTATACTTGCCACATACGACACGCCACTTTGGAAAAAGACACGCAACTTTCAAGA